GCCCCTCCACCTCGGAGATCCACCGTGCCTTGTCGTCATCCGTGAACGCGTTCGGCTTGATCCGGTCCACGTAGGCGATCACATCCGTCAGTTTCATTTCTCTCTCCTATACTCCGTCAGCCGAGACCCCTCGCGGAGCCCCGGCTGTCGGTTTATTTACTTGTGACTCAGGCCGCGGGAGATTCGTTCGAGATCAGCTGCGTGCCGCCCGCGACGCCGCCGACCGCCGCGAAGCGGAAGTCATTGAATCCGGCGATGAAGCGGGAGTACCCGTGCCAGACGTTCGCGTCGTTTCCGTCGTCGATCAGGGACTTCACGTCGAGGCCCGTGCGGTCGAACCACATCGCTCCGCCGTAGTCCTCGTTGTACTTGGAGTCCATGAGGATCCAGGGCTCCGTGCTCGCCGTGATCTCGGAGTTGAGATACGGCCAGACGATGACGTTCCAGCGGCCGAAGTTGTAGTTGAAGCCGTTGTTTGCGGTCTCCGGATCCTTGTCCGCGCCGATCGCTGCGAAGACGGCCTTCTTCAGCGTGTAGAGGTTCGGGATGAGGATCGTGTCCGGCGCGATGTCGAGGACGTTGCCGTTGTCGTCGGTCAGGTTCTGCATGCGCTCCTCGGCCGCCATCAGCGCGTCGTTCGAGAACGCGTCGGCGAACTGGTTGGACTGGGTCCCGCCCTTGACTTTCTGCTTGTGGTCCGTCGCGAAGAGGCACTTGCCGTCCGCGGTCCTCACGTCGAAGGTCTTGCCGTACCAGGTCACGGTGGTCTGCTTCTTGATCGCCGCGCCAATCATCTTCGCCCCGTAGCGCTCGCGGGTCCGGTAGTAGCCGGTGATGAACGCCTGAGGCTGCTTCTTGAGATCCATGAGCTTCGCGTCCTCTACCATCTCGCGGGAGATGGAGAAGGAGTTCTTCCACGTCATGTGCTCGAGGGTCTTGTCGTAGCCCTCCTGCATGCCGTCAACCGGATACGCGCCGTTCTCGCCGACCGGCTGGAAGCCCTCCATCGCGGTCATGGACGTCATTTTCTCCGCCCAGTGATCGGACTTCTGCATCGAGAAGATCTCCTTCGCAATGCTCTGCTGCTCGAACGCCTCGCCACGCTTCTCGAGGAACATGCGGATGGGCGCCTGGGATTTCCCGTAGATCGAATCCTGAAGGCCGGAGCCTTCGGTGAATGTGATGTTTGCCATTCTGTTTTTACCTCCTGCCTTCTGAAATTAAGCGAAGCGGACGCGGCACATCGAACCGGATGCCGTGCCGTCCATGTACACGACTTCCGCGACTCCGTCGGTCGTGGTCGCGGTCACCTGCCCGCCGTTGGATGCGTGGAGCGTGACCTTCTGGCCGAGATTGATCGCCGCCGCGGACGCGGAGAACGAGGTCTCGAAGATCATGTCGGGATCCACACGGAAGCAGGGAATGATGTCTCCCGCCGTCAGGGCGGAGTCCCTCTCGGCCATGCAGATGTATGTCGGTTTGGTTGTGCCGGTCGCGACGGCCAGCTTGCCGGACGACTGCACGAGTGCCATGCCGACCTTCGGCGTGATCGCCGCTGCGGGAAGATATTCAAGAGACGGGACGCGCCCGTCGTCAGTGCTATGAAGCAGAAACATTTTTGTCTCCTCCTTGTTCAAGTTTTCTTCTGTGTTTTCGCCCAATGCGCGCGGATCTCGGCGTCGGTCGCGTCCGGATTGAACATCCGGTACTGCGCCATCACGTCGGCGGGAACCTGGACAGCCCCGCTCCCCCGCGTCGTTGTGCGGTCGAGGTGCGATTTGGAGTTCACCTGATTCAGCGCCGCCTGCTTCGCCTGCTCCGCCGTTTTGGCGTTGGCCTTGTCGAGCGTCGCCAGACGGAAGGCGTCCGTCAGGGTGTTCCCGCGCTTCACGAGCTCATAGAAGCGTTGGTAGTTCTCCATCTTCGTCAGATCCGCGAGGGACGTGATCGAGGGATCCAGCTCCCGGATCTCGCCGAGCTGCCGGTCGATCTCCGCTTTGGCCCTCTCCGCGGCGACAGCTTTCTGCGCCTCCTCGGCCTGCTGCGCCTTCTCCCGCGCCTCCTTCACCTCCGGTAGGTCCGACACGAAGGAGTTGAACTCCTCGTCGTTCATGCCGGCCCGCTTCGCGAACTTCGCCCGCCGCTCCACGTCGAGCCGCTGGCGGTATTCGTCGATGCCCGCTTTGTCCACAATGGGCTTGTGTGTGTAGGGATTCTCGAGCCCGAGGGATTTGATCGTCTCCGTCAGCTCCGCCTGCATCTGCGCCCGGGTTTCCTCCCGGGCTTTCTGTACGGCGAGATCGCGCTCGGCTTCCGCTTTTCTGCGTGCCGCCGCGTATCTGGAATTCTCTTCGGCTGACTGTGCCTTTCCGTCCCCCGCGCTCTGACCGCCCTCTCCGGTCTCCCCGGATTCCTCTGCGGTCTCCTCCTCGGTTTCCTCTTCGGTCTCCTCGGTGGTCTCTGTATCTTCGGTCACGGCAGACTCGGCGGCCGTCTGCTCGTTTTCGCCTGCGCCTTCGGTCTCAATTCCGAACAGGGCGCCGTAATCGATGCTTTTTTCAAACATGGTGTTCTCCCGGGATTTTTGCGCTATTCCCCTGCGAAAGATTTGGATTTTTGCGCGATCCACGCGAATCCCCGGGAAATCCCGGGTGTCCGGCGATTACTTGCCGCTGCGGAGGTCCTTGCCGGTCTTCACGGTCTTCGTGCCCTTCTTGTTGCCGCCCGTGTAGGGACCTTTGACGACCTGGGTGCCGGTGTTCTTGATCTTGCCGGCGTAACCTTTCTCTGCCATGACGCCGCCTCCTTTCCTTGGTGTTGTGTATCGACACCGGATTATCGTCCGGACTGTCGGCTGTTCTGCTGACGCGACTGATTCATTGCGTCTCTCGCAGCGTTCTGGCGCGCCTGTCGGTCGATCGCGTCGAGGGCCGCCTGATTGTCCCGCCTCTGCTGGAAGGCGTTTCTGGCGGCGTCCTGACGTGCCTGCGCCTGCGCCTGTTGTGCCATGGCCTGCTGCTGTGCCATCATCTGCGCCTGCATCTGCTGCTGACGCGCGAGCTGTCGCTCGAGATGCCGCCTCGTGTCCCCCGCGTCCGGGTAGTGCAGGATCTCCATCTTTCTCCAGAAGAGGATCTGCGTCTCGATCGAGTTGGGATCCCCGAACGTACCGGAGGTGAAGTTGAGCCGCGTCTCCTGCCACATCGCGTCCCGGTTCTGCGCGAGCGGAGAGGACTGATCTACGGAGAAGAGGAACGCGTCGTTCCAGTACCACTCCCCGTCCGCGTCCTGCTCGAGGAAGTCGTAGCGGTTGAAGGTCTCGTACTCGATGTTCCCGTCCGGGTCCTCCGTTCGGATCGGCACCGGCTCGTCCGTGTACGCCAGGCGGAATTTAAACATCGCCTCATAGATAGCCGCATAGGCCGCGTCCCGCTGCGTCCGCTTCGATTCGAGCCGCCCTGCCGTCTGCGCCGCCGCGAACTGCTTGGCGGTACCGCTCGTGGCTGTCGTGTCCTTCCGCCCCTGGAACGAGTCCGTGATCCCGATCACCTGCCGCGCCTCCTCGTAGATCTGCGAGAGGTATGAGATATCCTGCGCGATGTTCCCCTCGAGGTCCTTGATCTGGATCATTGCCGCGTCCGCGGGATTCGATACGCGGATCACTTTCCCCTGCTCGGTGTTGACCGGAACCGATACCTCGTCCGGGAGGATCATGTATCCGCCGGCCTGCACCAGCTTGTCGATGATCTGCTGCTCGATGCGGTTCGTCGTGTTCTGCTGGTCCGCGATCGCGTCGAGGTCGGATGCCCCGAGGAGCTGCCCGTAGACCGACACGTTCCGCTGCAGGATGACAGGGAAGAGGTCCGGCTTATAATACGGGATCCGCGTCGGGATCATCCCGTCGACCGCGCCGTTGTCCACTGTCGGGAACATCCCGCCCGCGAGCGCACCGAGGAGCGCGGATCCCATCGGCGCAGGTGCCGGCTCGGCTCCCGGGATCGGAGGCTTCCCAAACTGCCTTGTGATCGGCTGCCAGATCTCCTCGTACTCCTCCGCCTCGGATTTGATTTTGTGCGATCTGCAGTCCTGGCAGGTCTTCTTGCCGCCCTCAAAGGCGATGTCCGTCGATCCGCATTCCTCGCATCGGTCGAGCCGCCGCGCCTGATAGTCCTCGATGTCCTCGAGCTCCACGTCGTTGACCCAGCAGTACTTGCCGATCCCGCCGTCGTCGTTGCGATAGTACGCGCAGTACTCCGTGACGAGATCCTCGGCGGTATCCGCGCCCGTGCCCTTGGCCTCCGGCTCGCTCTCGCCCTCCTCGTCTACGTCCTTTCCGTATTTGCGTCGGATGTACTCCTTCGTCTGCGGGAGCTTGAGGATGATCCAGTCCATGTCCTCGATCGAGGAATAGATCCCCGGCTGAGGTACGATCTGCTTCGGATGGATCGCGGAGATCCAGAGCTCCCCGACGGAGTAGTGCGTCCGGAGCGTGTTGTCCCATTCGATCAGATATGCGCCGCCGCCCTGGATCGGTACGGTCCGCGCCATCATGTCGTTGATCTCCTCCATCGGCAGGCGGTCGATCTCGTTGCGCAGCATGTCTTCGATGATCTTCGCGAGAGGCTGGTCCTCCTCCCGTCGAGCCGTCACCTTCGGCTGCGGGATGGAGGAGTCCACCTGCGCCTCAATCAGTTCCATCGAAATATTGCGAACGTGCGCCGTCTCGCCGTCCGTGTCGTCCCGCGTCAGCCCCCGGGTGTCGCGCCGCCCGCGGTACATCCGCTCGCGCTCGTCGAAGTGCACGGACTCCGCCTGATACGCCGATTCCGCCGCGCCGAGCCGCGATTTCCAGAGATCCAGCTTCTCCTGATTCATTTCGGTCTACCCCACTTTTCGATCATGTATGCCCTCTCCGCCGGAGAGGCTTTGCGATAGTCTTCTTTCATCGACGGCGACCACTCCACCGTCTGCGCCGGCTCAGCCTCCGCGAGATACGACTGGAACGGCCGCACATGATGCGCGATCGCCAGCGACATCACGCAGTCGTCGTGCGCACCCGCTTCCGCTTCCGGCCTGTAATCCTCGTTCCGCACGAAGGTCAGCATCTCGGACAGCGTGTCGGCGTCGCAGATCACGCGGATGTCGTCCCGCGCGGCCTTGATCAGCTCCGCGATCACGACGGGCCGCGTCTTCGAATCGGTGCGGAAACCGAATGCCCTCCGCGGCTGGTGCGTGTAGTCGTCCATCGTCTCCCGGACGTATTGATTCCGGTACCGCAGCCGCTCGAGCTCCATCACCGGATACGTCGAGAGGTTGGTCTCGACCGCGACGAGCGCCGTGTTGTAATAGGTCCCAAGCGCGAATAACTGCTTCGCGAAGAGGTCCTCGTCCGTGTGCATCCGCATCACGCAGACCTGCTCGCCCGTCCGGTTGTCCAGCACCTGCGCGACATTCCAGTCCGAGCCGTCGCCCGCCGTGTCCGCGCCGATCACATAAGGGACGCCCCTCTCCGGCTCGCGGTAGATCTTCACAAAGCCCTGCCGGTCGTCGGAGAACCGGATGGAAGTGAGCCGCAGCCCGTCGTCGTCGTAGAGGAAGGTCCCCACCCGCACGGGCTGAATGTTCTCGAGCAGCCGCTCCGTCACGGCCTTCCCGTCGAATACGGTCTTGCCCGTCACGCCCCACATCCCGAGGCAGTACACCTGGTAGTAGTACTCGTCGATTTCCCGGAAGCTCTCGAGCACCCGGATGTTCTCCTCGTCGAGGAACCGATTGTCGTGATAGGTGCTCTCATGCACCCGCACCCGCTCGTCCGTCCGGTCGAAGAACCGCTTCTTCAGCCAGTGCATGATCGAGACCGGGTTGAAGGTGATAAGGATTTGCTTATAATAGAGCGTCTTTCCGCGCAGTCGGATGTCGAGCTGATTGAAGTCCGCCTCGGTCATCTCCGAAGCCTCCTCCAGCCATTCGCCCGTCACGTTGTAGATGGACTTGAGCTTCTCCACGTCGTCGAGCCCGGAGAAGATGATCTCGCTCCCGTTCGGGAACCGGATCTCCATGTCCGTCTTGTTGATCTTCACGGGAATCTCCGGGTACATCTCCGCGATCTGCCCGCAGAGCTGTTTGAAGCACGAGCCCCGGATCGTCTTGCCGACCTTCCGGCATACGAGGAAGCGGTGTCCCGGCTCCGAGACTGCCCGCTCGAGGATTTTCTGCCCGGCGAATATCGACTTCCCGGAACCGCCCCCGCCCTTGAGGACGAGGTATCGGTGATGATCCCAGAGGAGCGGGAAGAAGGCGTCGTTCGTCCGCGCCCTCAGATCCCGGTACCACGCCGCGAGATCCAGCGCCGCGGAGAGACTATTCTTCTTCGTCGCTGTCTTCGGCATGGTCCGCCTCGGCGATCTCTGCCGCCGCCTCCCGGATGAGCGCGAACTTTTCGTCCATCGTCAGGTTCTGCGCCACGACCTCGCGCGTCTTGGCTCCGAGCTCCACGGTCTGCGCGTGCTCGTGCCGTTCGCGCCAGCCGTAGTTGTTCTGCAGGTTGAAGATAATCCCCTGCAGGGATTTCTCACGCGTCATAAGCTGCTCTTCGAGATACGCCTCAATCCGCAGCCGCACGTCTTCGCAGACCGGCGCGTGCTTCGGATTTTTCTCCGGATCCGCGTAGTTCTGCCATGTCGAGCGGTCGATCCCCAGCGCAAGGCACAGCCCGGAGATCGTCGGCGGCTTCGCGTATGTTCTGCGCAGGATCGGTTCTCCGTCCAGGTTCAGCACCGCTTCGTCGTACGCCTCCACGGTGATCGACCGGAACCACGCCTCAACCGCATCGCGGAACGCCTTCGCCGTGTATTTTTTCGGCCGTCCGGCTGCCATCGGATCACCTCCCGCCATAATGTATCGCGCGCACGCACCCGCGCCCGCGCCCGCGCTTGCCGTGGGGAATAATTCCCGCACGCTGTTATAAGTTCACCCGCCCTATCCCCGCCGGCTCTTTGGGTCCGGCACACCGCATTTTATTGTCTTAAATATAGCAAAATTCTTATTTGTACTACTGACATGTTTTGACCTCAGACAAAAAGAAAAGGGCATACCGCCCTTTTTTCTTATTCCCGGAATTTCCACCACAGCGTACGCGCCTTCGCGAGCCATCTATACACGACGCGCTCCGATACGTATTGCTCGCAGGCCACCCGCCGCACCCGCATCGACACCTCGTTCCTCCGCAGCCGCCTCTCCGGGTGCTCCATGTACACCTCTTCCACCGCCCGCCGGATCTCCGCCGAGGCATTGTTCTCCCGCCCCCACGTCTCGTCTTTGCGAAGCATCGCGAAAACGGACGCGCAGGCACGGAAGTCCCTCTCCGTGTCCGACCCGTCCTGGCGAATCTCCCAGATGGATGGGCATCCGGCACGCGCCCATCGACGGAAAGCCTCCGTCGCGCGGTCCCGGTCCCTCTTGCACTCGCTCAATTCCTCCTCACCTCCCGTCTCGCATACGCCGCCAGATTCCCCGAATCCGGCCTGTACAGCATAAAGCTCAATTCCCACGCGTGCGTCACCGGATTCTGCCGGATCTCCGGATACTCGGCGAGCCAGTACCCTGGATACCGCGCCGCAAAGATCCCGTGCGGGTTCCCGCTGTCCGCGATCTCCTCCATCGCCGCCTTCGAGTACCGCGTGATGTTGGTCCTCTCCTCCGGTTTTTTGAGATTCCTCGATCCGCTCCATCGGCGCTCGCCCTTCCGGCGCACGTGTCCTTCGTCAGTCTTCCCTTCGTCCCGCTGTCCGGCCATATAATTCACCAGATCCGAAATGCCCGTTTCCGTGAATTCCAGCTTCCGTGTGTTTGCATACCCGTGCTGCCACAGCGCCTCGATCTCCCCGCGGTCCACACCTCCCGATAGGATCATGTGCACATGCGGTCTCCCTGTCTCTGACCAGGCCCGCACCAGGATGTACTTTAGCTCGACACCCGCCCTCCGGTACAGTCTCCGGAGCTTCGCCATGAAGTTCCGGATCTCCCGCTCGTAGTCGTCCTGCGTCTCTGGAAGCTCCTCGTTCCGGAAGGTCATATGCAGTGCGAAGTCCTCGGAAGTGAAGTTCGCGTGAACCAGCGTCACCAGTCTCAGCCGAGATGCCCGGTCGTTCAGTTTCTGCTGTGTTTCGGATGTCTCGCGGAACTTGCCGCGCCTCTTCCCGGCAGGACGCCACGTCGGATGCACTTCTACCCACATCCAGTCCCCGCAGATGATCGCCTTCTCTTTGTATCGACACTGCATCCTCGACACCCTCCGACACGTTTCACTTGTTATGACTGCATACAAGCCCGTACCGGGAGCCTTGCGACCCCCGGACAGAGACTTCCTTATTTATTCCTCCCGCCCGATGCTCCGCGCTTTGTCGAAGCCGTCGGGATACCGCGCCCGGAGCTTCTCGACGTTCGCCTCGAGCACTTCGGACAGCTTGAGATCGCACGCATACGCCGCGATCGCGAGATACCACGCCACGTCCCCGAGCTCCAGCTTCAGCTTGTCCCGGTCCAGCTCGTGCCCCTGATACTGCCATTTCTTGACGATGTCGATGCACTCGCCCGCCTCGCCGCACAGGCCCATGACGCCGTTGAGCAGGAGCCCGTGCCAGTCCATTTTGTCCGCCTGCGCCGTCCGGAGCGCCGCCCGCTGGTAGTCGTCCGCGCGGATCCCGTCCTCACCAAGCGCGTGGTCGAGGTGCCGGCAGTACATCAGCGCGTCGATCAGCTCCTCTTCGAGGTGCTCGATCCGCTGTCCGCTCGTCAGCGTGATGTTCTGATCAAGCGGCGTCCCGTACTTCTCGATCCCTTTCTCGACCTGGCGCTCGATCAGCGCCTCGACCTCTCTCTGATACTGTGTTTTGATGTCCATGTTTTCCTCCTTTCAGAAAGGCAAAGCCTCGCCGTCGTCTTCGTTCATCTTCTCGCGTATCTCCGCCCGCGCGTTCTGCGTCGCGTATACACCCGGCGTCAGTTTCCCCTGCGGCCCTGCTTCAGTGGGGCCGCCATTTGTCTGCCCGGACCCCGGGCCTGCCATCACTTCCGACGTCTGATCCACGACACACTGCCCCTGCGGCATCTCGTCCTTCGCGTCTACGAAGCACGCCTCGTCGGCCTCGACCTCCGTCGCCCAGCGCGTCGCGCCGGATTTGGCATCCACCCACGACCGCGTTTTAAGGTACCCCGTGACGCAGATCGAGGATCCCCGGCGAAAATACCGCGTGATGAACTCCGCCGTCTGCCGCCAAGCCGTGCACCGTATGAAGTCCGCCGTCTGCATGCTGCGCTCGCCCCGGCGGTTGATCGCGATCACGAAGGACGCGACCGGGATCCCCGAAGGCGTCGTCGAGAGTTCCGGATCCGCCGTCAGCCGCCCGCCGAGGATGACTTTGTTATAGTTGAAGTTTGCCATCACTCATCCATCTTTTCTTCCACTTTCAGTCTGACCGTCCTCGAGACCTTCGCACCGATCGACACCGTCGTGCCGTCGGAGAGCTTCGCCGTGACTCCGTCCGCCAGCCGCATGCAGATCAGATGCGCGAATTCCTGGAGCTCCGCCATGACCTCTGCTGAGATCTCCGGCATCGGCTCCGCATCCTCGCTCTGGTTCTGCAGCGCTGAGAGGATCTTCCGGTACTTCTTCGCCCGGACGCATCCGCACCACTTGCTGGCATCCTCGCCCGACAGATTGGCCTGCCCACAGTACGGGCACGAGTCTGTGAATCGTTCCATATATTATCCCTTCCCGCCGGATTCCCCCGGCCTTGATGCATCTCGTCTGTACTTCTTCATGTCCCTGAGATCCTCGATCTGTGCGACCCGGACCCTCTTCGGATCCACCACCGTGACGGAGCTGCCGCCCGCCATGGGCAACAGCTCCAGCTGGTAGAACTCCGGATCCCGCCCGCGCTCCACATCCGCGAGCCGCGCGAAATCTTTCCGGATCGCGCCGATCCGCGCGAAGAGCATCTCTCCGAGCATCTTGTCGTCATATACGACGGGCGCATTCTTCCGCGCCGCCGCCACCGCTTCCGGGATGGTCATGATTCCGCCTCCCCTATAATCTTCCCCTCGCTGTCGATCCGGATGCCCCGGACGCCGAACATGCCTTCCTCTTCGTGCCGCCGGCGCGTGATCCACATCTTCTGCGCCCGCGCCCATGACTCCAGCCGCCAGATCGGCACGTCCTGATTCGTCAGCCGCCCGGACTCTCGCAGAGCCTTGATCCGCTTCCCGACCGCGGACGGCGAGCAGTCGAGTCTCTGCGCGATCTCGTAGTCGCGGAGTCCCGCCTTCACAAGCCGCAGGATCTGCCCGTCCCGCTCGTGCACCCGCTGATGCGTTCCCGTCGATCCGATGGGACGCCCCGCCGGATTGTTGCTCTTCCGCTTCGGCTTCGTCTCCGGCTGGACCGGCTTGATCGTGTTGTTCCCCCAGCCGTCCGCCTGCCGCTCCACTATGGGAGACGCGGTCCCTCTCCATTCCTTGATCTCGGCGCCCTCCACGCGGAGAGGCACGGCAGTTTTACCGGATACGCGCGGGATCGGATCCTCGATCAGTCGCACCGGGCACTCGCCGGAGCAGGGAAGCACCCCCTCCCGGATCTGGAGCCAGGTCAGCACGTCCCCGAACGCCCCGTACTTGCGCTCGACCGTCTGCCCGTCCGCGTGGATGCCGATCCACTTCATCGGGACCTGCGCCGACTCCGCCATCCAGAGTCCCGCCGGCCGCCCGCAGGTGATGATCCCGTCGATCCCCTCGGCGTCAATGATGCGGATCATGCGCCCGCCTCCTTTCGTGACTGCGCGAGGAGCTTCATGGTCTTCGGATCTCCCTCGAGCCCGTACCAGATGCACGTCACGTCCCGCGCGTTCTTCTTCTTCGCCACGAGACGCGCCATTTTCCGCGCGCAGTTCTCGGCGTCGCCCGGCCGCGTGTCGTGCAGGACCGTCACGACCTCCCCCGCGTCCGTGCGGAATGCGAATCTATATTTCTGTGTCGGCATTGTCTTCCTCCTTTCCATCCCAGCACTTAAACCCGATGCACACCGGATATAACGGCTGATTCTTGGCGAGCTTGTCGTAATCCAGCGGAGGCATCTTCGCGATCTCCGCTTTCAGCCGCTCGATCTCCGCGCGTTTCTCGGCAATCAGCTCTTCGTATAATTTGTCGACCCTTTCATTGATCCGCTTCTCGTTCCGCTCCGCCGCTTCGATCATTTCCGGCGGAATGTCGTTGTGGGTGACAGTCGGCGGTTCGGCGTCCATCTTCGCGCCGCAGTTCGGGCAGTAGTTTTTGTCAGGGCCTGTATGTGAAGCTCCACAGCTACTGCATAATAGGTGATCATCTAAGTCAATCCACCTGCCCGTCTTCCGCTTCGGCTCCACGTCGGCGGCGGGAGCATCCCGCACGGCCTGTCGGATTGAACACACATACGGGTTATTACCCATGCTGATCTGTTCGATCCGCTTTTGTACCGCAAACACCGCATCGCTCCGCAGTATGTAATCATTATTCGGCATCGCTGTCCTCCATTTCAAACATTTCGTCCCCGATCCTATCATACTCTGCACGGATAGCCTCATAAGCGGTTTCCCATTCATCGTTATGTCCCGCGTCATATCCGACCGCTACATGGGCCAGCTCATGCGCGAAACAGGACACCGCATCAAGCATATACTGATTACAAGCTATCTCAATATACGGGATTTCTCCACCATCGGGAAAGAACGTCATGCCGCCCATAGGCCGCTCGTCATCAGGATCATTTACCTCCGTTGCCAATTTGGCTCGATACCGCTTTCCCGGATAGAGATTCCGAAACGCCATAGCCACGAGCGCAAACATATCGTTTTCAAAAGGGCTTGTCAATTCATTCGGCATTGCTGTCCTCCTCCCACGGCGTGTCCCGCATCTGCTGTTCTGATGGGCGGGAAGTCCAGAACCTGCGACTGCTATACTCGACGCCGAAAGCTCCGACGCCCAGATAAAAGTTCCCGAGGCACCCATTTCCGGTCGAAACAATCGGCTGGATATAAGTACCAGATTCTGCTTCCTCTTCCATCCACACGACCGCCCCTTCCGGCGTCGCGAGAACTTCCTCCCGCGTCATCACCCGCGCCTCCTGCTCTCTCAGCAGGGCGAGAGCGTCACGTATCAACTGCGGAGAGCATCCAGCCCGATAGTACGGGCATTCAGGGCAAGACCGAACCTCTTTCAATTCCTGCCCCGGATCGGGATCATACGCGCATAGCTCCAGCCCCCGGATCACCTTTTCGCGCTTCTCTTCGTCAGTCATCAATCACTCCCCCATTCAATCAGCGTCTTCACGAATTTTCCGATAACCATAATGCAGAAGAAAAACTCAATAGTCGAGAGTGATCCTCTCAGCTTGTCTATAGCCTCAATCAGAAGCATTGCTGTTTCTTCAGTCATCGTCCTCACCTCCCTCAAAAACCTCGATGTATCTTTTCGCGAGGTGGATCAGCGATTCCTTGTAGCCCATCCCTTCAATTTCTTCCGCGAATCGCTCGGTCCACCAGTCGCCCAGATTATCAAGTCCGAAGTCGCACTCTACCGCCCAATCAAGCAGTTTGCGCAGAGCCTTGATTTCCTTCTCATGCTCTCTCAGCATCCGCACGGTCTCCCGCGCTGCGTCGCACCGGATCGTCATATACTGATCCGCGCCCGCTCCCGCTGAACGTTCCGACAGGTCGCGGATGATTTCTTTTTGTGTCATAGTCCACACCCTCCTAATTATAGTGTCCGTCCGGCGTCACCCGTATATTCAACGGACTCTGAAACAGTATTTGCGACGCCGCACCGAGCGAACAATACTGCGATGTCATAAGTGATTGCGCCGCCCAGAGCCGGAGCAATTCATCCTCGCGCTTCATCCGTTCAGTGCGTTCCTCTTCCGCCCGGATTTCCCGGATCTTTTTGAGACGTTCTTCGACCTCTTCCGGATTGTAGGCTTTCAGCGCGGCGAGGTCTTCGGCGAGACCTTCCGCAATCGCCCCGTTTCTGTCTGCTCTTTCTGCCGCGTCGAGTGCCATCTTCTTATAGCGCGCGAGGTCTTCTTTGTATCGTTTTTCCAGCTTTTCAAAGTCCTCTTTGTGGGCGTCATCGTACTTGTCCACCGCGCGTTGAAGTGCTTTTGAGTAGTCGGACGCTCCTTTCCACATCCCGCAGAAAACGACAGCCAGCGTGATGGATATTGGGATCAAAAATCCTGCGATTATATTAAACATCGTTGTCACTCTCCAAACCGCCCCACCATGAAAGCACCCAATGCCACCAGAATCAGGCCGATCACATTTTTCCATTCGGAATTGGCGTCATTACTGTCGACCGCATTTTGCGATATTACGGCACCAATGAATTCAAGTGCCAAAAAAAGAATCCGCATCCCCGTCACCTCCGTCATCCCGTTTCAGCCTATACCCGATCCGTCTGTATTCATCATAGACGGGCTTCCAGATTATTTCGCATTGTTTCCGCTCGTTTGGTAAATATTTTCCAAGCGTTTCCAACTCCCTTTGCAAGTGCGGATTGAACGGACACCCCTTACATCCTGTGCGATGAAAATTATACGGAGGTTTATAAATATCACATATTTCGATGTTGTATTGATCTATAAACCAATCTTCCCATGCTTTTGAAACCGGGACAAGCGGATGAAAATATTTCAATGTCTTTCCGGAAAATGACAGACACTTTGCCGATTCTCTTCGACCGCCTTCACTCGGCATGATTCCGACAATACTATATTGTTT